CATCATCTCCAGCACTAGGATCGGGTCTCAAGGAGTATGATGGTTCGGCAGATACGGGTGTTACCGCAACCACGGGTGTATACAGATATTCTACCGAGAATATTCCTCCCGCTCCTCTCGACAACCTTACCGAAAAGTATAGCGTTTATAGCGACATTATTGCAGCAAAAAGAATTACATCTTCTTTCGCAAGATCTGTAATTAGAAGATACAACTGGGACACAGCGAACAATCCAAAGTTCGATATGTGGAAACCAAATTATTCTGCAGATGCTCCTGGTGGCGGGGCAATTGGAGTTAATACAGCACTAGGTGGTGACTCTATTTCTACTGCAAAGTTCTATGTAATGAACCAACAGTATGAAGTATTCAAGTGCCTTTATAATGGAGAGAGCATCGCTAATCCAACTGGTGTTAACGTAGTTCATGAACCCAAGACCAATCCTTCTGCAGGTCTCGGATCCTATGCTAATGGTGTCTTTACTGCTCCTGATGGATCTTACGTCTGGAAGTACATGTACACTATGCCTACTGATGATGTACTAGCATTCCTCTCTTCTGACTTTATGCCTATTGCGGCAGCAGGAGAAGCAAGCAGAGTTGCAACTGAAACTGCAGCAGTAGCAGGTTCCTTGGATATTGCGCTAATTAAAGACGGTGGCACGGGTCTTACTAACGGAACTTTTTATGCTCCTGTTCTTGGAGATGGCACTGGTGCAATTGCTAAACTAGTAGTTACTAGTGGCGCAATCGAATCTGTTGAAATGGAAGTTAGAGGTTCTGGTTATACCTATGCTTCTATTCCTGTCGTGACTGGAGTTCCATCAGGAACTGCTGGAAGCACAGAAGCTATTGGTTTGTTCTCTGATGTTGCTCTAACAACATCTCAAGCAGTTGCAGCAACTTCTGCCCCAGCACTGGAAGTGATCCTCCCACCACAGGGCGGTCATGGTTCTGACTTTGAGACTGAACTCAATGCAAAGCGTGTCATGACAAATATTCGTCTGACCTTTGTTGAGAGTGCTGGAGACTTCCCTGTTGATAACGACTTCCGTCGTATTGGTATCATCAAGGACCCATATGAGTACGGCACAACCACTTTTGCTACTGCCGACACTCTGTCTGGTCTCAAAGCTGTTAAAATTACTGGTGCTACAGGAGACTATACACCAGACGAAATGATCTCACAAACCGTTACAGGAGGCACTGCAAAGGGCACTGTAGTCTCTTGGACTCTAGATGCTGGATCTCCTACTCCAACGCCTTCTACCCCTGGTAGCGGCGTTCTCAAATACATGCAAAGTCCTGCTTATCATAGAGATGATAATGAGATTGTAAGAGACTTTGCTTCGGATGCTGCTAATGCAATTGTTGGTGCAGATTCTGCTACTCAAGGCACAGTTGAAGTTGCTCTTGCTGATGGCACAGAACTAGTTGGTGCTACATTCACAGATGGTCTCGCAGATGCCGAAATCGCAGCGAACAGCGGCGATCTCATATACATAGAGAACAGAAGACTAATCACCAGAGCTGCTGACCAAATTGAGGATATCAAATTAGTCATCGAATTCTGATCATAGTTAACAATAGACGGTAGTTTAATACAATGCCACAGAAGACTAATCTCAAAGCCGCCCCATATTTCGACGACTACGATTCTGGAAAAGATTTTTATAAAGTATTATACAGACCTTCTTACCCTGTTCAGGGTAGGGAGCTTAATACTACCCAATCGATTCTTCAGAATCAGATCGAGAGCTATGGTAAATATGCTTTCAAACAGGGCGACCTAGTTGTACCTGGTGAAGTAGGTCTTAACAAAAAACTTGACTTTGTTAAGTTGTCTTCTGTTTCTGAAGTAGCAATTAATGTAGATGGCGAACTAATCTACCAAAAATATGATATTGAAGGACTTATTGGTCAAAAGATCAATGGTCTTTCTTCTGGTGTTATCGCAATTGTTCAGTCGGTTGTAAAAGCAACCGAAAATAATGCAGACACTCTATATGTAAAATATTTGACAGCAGGTGATAGTGGAGATGAAAAAACATTCCGCCAAGGCGAAACTCTCGAAGTTGTCGATGGCATTAATTCCCCTCTTCTTGTTGTTGGTACTGACGGTAGTGTTCTACCTACTAGCGTTGCAGTAACCAATCCAGATACCAGAGAAACTACGTTTGTAGATAGTGGCGCTCTTGGTTATGGCACAGCGGTTCAAGTTGAAGAAGGTGTTTATTTTGTAAATGGATTCTTTGTAAGAAATAATGCTGATTTAGTAGTTGTTGATGGATATAACGACAATCCTTCTGTAAAGGTAGGATTTAAAGTCATTGAAGATTTAGTCACACCAGAAGACGATCCATCACTGTATGACAATGCATTTGGATCTTCCAACTATGCTGCTCCTGGAGCACATAGATTAAAAATTAGTTTAGAACTCGTAAAATATTCTTACGAACAAACACCAGACAAGAATTTTATTCAACTTCTTTCTGTAAAGAATGGTGTTATTCAAAAGCAAGTAAAGCAAGCAGCTTACAACACGTTTGAAACTACACTGGCAAGAAGAACATATGATGAGTCTGGAGACTATGTTGTAGATTCTTTTGACTTTGATGTCAGAGAGTTTTATCAAAGAGGTGGTAATCGTGGAATATATTCATTAAATGATGATGGAACAGTCGGACCAGATTCAAATACTGTTTCTGAAGCAGGTGACAAACTCGTAGCAACAATTGGACCTGGTAAAGCATACGTTCGTGGATTTGAGATTGTCAACAAAGAGACCAAGTATCTAGAAGTTGATAAGGCAAGAGAAGTTCTAGGCAGAGACAATATCACCATTAAATCTAATGGTCTTGCTTCATTTACATTAACAAACGTATATAATACACTTCCTCTGAATGCTGAAGGTGCAGACTTAACTGCGTATCCAACTATTTTCCTCAACTCTACTTTTAATGACGGAACAATTGGATTAAACAATTTAGAAACCAGCACAGATTTTCTACAAACAATCTCTAGAAGAGGTGAAGGGTTTGGAAAAGATGATGCTATCAAAACTATTTACGTCCAGGCAGCGCAAGATCTTGGTTTAATTGACGAATCAAGTATTTCGTCTTCACCTGCTGCTGGCAAGTTGGATTTGAGAACTCTATACTTTGTAACGTCAAGAACTGCTACTAATGGCGTTGCAACAACAGGATCGGTCAAAGTTCTTTCTTTTGCAAAAACAGAAAGACCAGAGATTGGTGGTGGTGGAGAAACATATTTGCAGTTGACTGTTCTAGGTAGAAAAGATTATCTAGATAACTTCTTCCTTGAATATGATGATAATGTTTCTACGAAGAGAAGATTTTTATACAACAGTTTGTCTAATGTTCAGCAAGAAATCAATGATCTAGGATATATCATTGATTACAGTGAATCTATTGTACCGCTGATCGGCGTAGCAAAACCAAAAGACATGTCTCTTATCAAGAGACCAGAGGGATTCAATGAAGATACCGACATTATTATTTCTAGAGGATCTCTTGCGGACGGTAGAGAAACTTATAATGGTAAATTCGCTTTATCTTATTTCAATCCAATCTTCTTTACAAGAATTTTAGTAGATTCTTTAATTACTCCAGACTTTGCTCCAGGTAAGTATATTACTGGAGCAAGAAGTGGTGCGTATGCTGTAATTGAAGGAAATACAAATGGATATCTTTCTTCTGGAAAGAGCTTATATGTCAAAATGCTATATGGTAACTTCCTTGCTGGCGAAACTATTGTCAGTGAAGAAGGAGGTGTCTTAAGAATCCCAAATGAGAATACTATTTCACACTTTGTTGTAACTCGTCAGGGAACTGGTTATACAGAGGGATCACGCATTTCTGTAAATGGCATTCAATTTGAAAAGAAAGATATTGAAGTTGGTATTAATGGTGGAACCGTTTACAAAGTAGAAATTAATAATAGAAATGTACTACAAACTGATTATGGCAAACCACCTCAAATTGAGATCGAAGGATCTAGTACCATCGGAGCAGTTGTCACACCAGTCTTATACAGAAATACTGTTTTAACATTTACTGCACAGAACGTTAAATCTCTATTTTCTGAATTTGGATCATCTAGTAAATTTACTGCTGATATCGAAACAGGAGAAGCTTCTCTATCGGAAACAAAATCAGTAACTGAATTTACATTCTCTGGAAGTAAAGGGTATCGTTATATTGAGTGTAATGGATTCGGTGCAGATGCTTCTTTAGTAGTTCTTCAGGGTGATGTTATCCAGTTCAATGATGACACTGGAAGACTCAACAAAGTTGTAGTAGAACATGCAACAACACCAAGAGGAGTAGATAAGTCTAGAATTTATCTTAATACTGCTCTTCCTGACGAAGTAACGGCAAAATCTGTTGTTAGATTGCGTCCAACTATTGTAAACGGAACTACATCTACTCTAGTATTCCCAACAGGAAGTAAAGAAGTCAATAGTCTTGTCAAGAGTACAGACGACACAAAAATCAAATATTACATTAGACGTGATTTCGTAACTACTGGTAGTGATAATGGAGGATCTATTACATTCGCAGCTCAATTAGACTTCGGTACACAAAGATTTGTTGACTTCAATGAAAAAGATTTTATTATCACCGTTCTAGATAAAGGTGGTTCGGATCTTGTAGAAACTGGAGATGTTGTTTATGTCTCTTCAGATTTTGTCAATATCTTAAATACTACAGATGTTACATCTGGACTATCTTCTGGTAGTATCACACTTACCTTCCCTGGCAACTACTTCGGTAATAATGTTACCAACTTCCCTAAACTGAAGTTGACTGCTACTATTGAAGTTTCTAAAGGTAGACCAAAGCTCAAAACAAATATTTCAAACAAGAGAATCGTAATTCAATCTCCAGGTGATGTTGTTTTACCTCTTCGTGGCATTGATTACGATAGTGATAGTACAGAAGTTCTGTCATACTCCGACGCATACCGTTTAAGGTATATCTATGAAGGATCAGCATCCGCTCCCCCAACTGTTGATGTCAATGGCAATCTGGTTGTTGGTACAGATCTTACTGACAGATTTACTTTTGATGATGGACAAAGGGATACATTCTATGACGTATCCAGAATCGTATTGAAACCTGGATTCAGTCCACCAACGGGTCAATTGGTTGTTGCTTTTGATTACTTCGAGCATTCTCAAGGCGACTTCTGTACTGTTGACTCCTACATTCACGAAGCAGGTGTTGTAGTTGATGAGATTCCTGACTTCAATTCCAATGTTCATGGTAATGTAAGTCTAAAGAATGTCATCGACTTTAGACCCAAGGTAGATTCGACTGCCATCGTTACTGGTTTCCAAGATACTTCTTTGCTGTCACAAACAGAGTATATCAATTTTGTTGGTCCAGGTGGCGCTGTTTCTAGTACACCATCTTCTAGCAGATCTTTACCATATACGGTATCTTTCAGTGAATTCCAGTATCTGGATAGAATTGATGGGGTCTTCTTAAATAAGAAAGGAGAATTTATTGTTAAGAAAGGCAGTGCTTCTCTAAATCCAAGTAAACCCGAAATTATTGAAGACGGTATTCCTCTGTACTATCTTTTCATTCCTGCATTTACCAAGTCTAGCAAGGATGTAAGAGTTACTTCTGTTGATAATCGTCGTTATACGATGCGCGACATCGGTAAACTGGAGAAGCGTATCGAGCGTCTTGAGTATTACACTACTTTGAGTATCCTTGAGCAGCAAGCTCTCAACATGCAAGTAAAGGACAGTCTTGGTATTGATAAAACCAAGAGTGGATTCCTAGTTGATAATTATGAAACTCATGGTATTGGTAACATTACTTCTCCAGATTATCTCTGTTCTGTTGATGCACAACAATCTGTATTGAGACCACAGTCTAAAGAAGATAGTTTTGACTTAATTGAAGAAAATACTAGACAAGATCAAAGAGCAATCTCTGGATACACCAACTCTAATGGTGTCATCACTCTTCCTTACGAGAATGTAAGTTATGCTTCTAACACATTTGCAACCAAGACAGTAAATCCAAATCCATTTGTTGTATTACAATATGCAGGTGATGCACACTTATATCCCAATATCGATCAATGGTATAACGATGGTGTTGCTCCCCTAGTTACAGAAAACAATACTAATCTATTCTCGGTATTTTTAGGCAAGCAGGATGCTAAAGTTGCTTTCTCTAGCATTTACAACTCTTTCGTAATCAATTGGATTGGTGTAGATAAGTCTTTCTATAACATTAAGAGTTTTGCTAAAAATAACTCTAGAGATTCTGAATCTTCTGTAAGTGCTGCATCTATTTCTACATCTTCCAACATTAGTCCTCAAAACAATGAGATTGCTAAAGGTGTTGGATACAAGACTATAAATGGAACTAATGTAACCAACGCACTCAAGTTTTTTGCAAGATCCATTCCAGTCAAGTTTAATCTCAAGAGAATGAAACCCAAGACACGTCTGTACGTGTTTATGGATGGTAGAGATATCTCTAGGTGGGTAACCCCAGATTCACGCTATACAGGCGTTCCTGGAAACTCTACAACTACTTTTGGCGCTACCATCACAACCAATGAATACGGCAACGCTAGTGGTGTCATTCTAATTCCATCTGGATACGCTCCAAAAGAAAATACTTCTTGGACTGGATCTATTGACACTATGCAATATGATGAGACATCCGACGAGATTTATTTTACCACTGGTATCAAGACTATCAGATTTACAACCAGTTCTTCAAATAGTCACATCACAGATGTCAATGCAGTAAGTTCTTTTGCTGATGTAAAATTCTATGCTACTGGGTTACTGCCAGAAAATCCTGCATCTATTATTTCCACAACGCCAGCAATATTCAAAGCAAACGAAGGTGTTCAAGAAATTGATAGCAACACAGAAAACAGAGAAAGACCAAACCCAATGGCACAAACTTTCAAAGTTGAAAGCTTTGAAGGTGGTATGTTCTTAACTGGTCTCGATTTATTCTTCTCGAAAAAGAGTAGCACCGTTCCTTTGAGAGTTTACCTCTCTAATGTGGAAAGTGGCAAACCTGGTAAGTTCATTCTTCCAGGATCACAAGTGTCCTTGAATCCAGATACTTTCCTCAAGGTATACTCTTCTGGTAATATCACTATTAAGAAAGGAGAGACTGTAACTGGAAGAAGAAGTTTAGCATCTGGTCCTATCACCAAAGTTCTGGATAGAAATAACTTTGAGGTTGTTGCTGCTACAAATGGAGACATTTCTATCACTAGTGATCAAGTTTATACGTTTGTACTAGAAAACTACAATGGTAGTTCGTTCTTTGCTAACGAAGATTTAGATCTCAATACCGTAAAGCAATACAATAATGCAAATAATGCCACTATTGGACTAAAGATTGCTAAAGATTCTGGTCGTGTATCTAAATTAAATATCAAGAATCTAGGTTCTGGATATGAAAGCGCAACTATTACGATTGAAAGTCCTCAATTGCCTGGTGGTAGCAATGCAACAGGTACGGTTAAAGTATCTGGTGGTCAAGTCTTCTTCGCAGAGACAGCACTACCTGGAAGAGGATATACAGAACCACCTTCTGTAGTTATCAGAGGAACTGGTGCTGGTAATAATGGTGCTGTTATTGAGTCTGAAATTGAAATTGATGAACCAGCAGTAAGAATGGGTATTGCTACAGATACCGAAACATCTATTGCTTCTACAACCCCAACTAGATTTAATTTTGATTATCCCGTTTATGTTCAAAATGATACTGAATATGCAATCAATATTGAATGTGATGCGGTTGAATACAAACTATGGGCATCTAAACTGGGCGAAGAAGATACTTCTTCTGGTCTAGTAGTCAACGCACAACCACTCCTAGGATCTCTGTTTAAGTCTCAAAATACTGCTAATTGGGAAGAAGATTTATTTGAAGACGTTAAGTTCACTCTGTATAGAGCAGAGTTCAACACTGAAAGAGCTGGCGAACTGATCATTAGAAATAATGACCTAGGTTACGATAAACTCAATAGTAATCCAATGGAGACATATGCATTGGCAAATAGCACAGCATCTTCTCCTCTGTTTAAGAATAACAGTAATATCGTCAAGGTATACCACAGAGATCATGGTTTTGAAACTAAAGGAGACTCCAAAGTGTTCTTTAGAGGTCTAGAAGATTTCGCTGGTTATGATGCATCCGATGTAGAAAATTCTCTATTCCAAGTATCTAATGTAGGAATTGATTCATATACTATCGTTGGTCCTTCAAGAGCATCGGATACGGGATTCTTTGGTGGATCTACCGTCCTCGCATCATACAATAGAAAGTACGAAAAACTGTACACACAAATTCCTTATTTGCAGATTAGTGGCACAACAATTGATAGTATGATTAGAACAACGAATATTATTCCAGTTGATTCTAATACTAAAAATTACACTTCAT